AACAACGTGGTCAGTCGCCTGTCGATCAGGCAAGACAAGGATTGGATGCCCACAGACGAAGAGGGCGACATCACTTACAACTACGAACTTGGAGACATCGACATGTCAAAAGGTGAGTGGTTGATCCTGGCCCGTACAAACTTCATTGCCAACAGGATTGCTAACAAGCTGCGGGACATGGGCTATCTGTTCTGGAAGGACAATCGCTGGTCTATATCATCCCGTATCCTTGAGTCCATCGAGACATGGCTGAAGTTGCAGAAGGGCGAGTCGCTGTCTGGAGATGATCTCAAAGCATTTGCCAAGATGGCGGTTGCGTCTGATAGGTATCTGTCCAAGGCATGCCGCCGTAAGATATCGGGGCTGGAGTCTCATGGGTTGTACGATCTGAATTATCTTACCGTCTTTTGTGGCATGGCGGCTGGCAAGGATGATCCGTGGTACGATGTTATACGCATACGAGACATCGACTATGCATACATAACGTCTGTCAGGCGCATGGGTGAGTCGATACTAAATGTCAGCAAGCCTCGCATCGAGGTGTCTACAATCCACCGGGCCAAGGGCGGCGAGGCAGACAACGTGGTTCTGTTTACAGAGACGAGCCCGAAAATACAAAAGTTCTCGACTGTGGACGAAGAGATTCGCACCTTTTATGTGGGCATAACAAGAGCGCGAAAGACGCTGCACATTGTGCAATCCTACTCCAACTACAGGTTTCAGCTATGACACGTGACGAGTTACTTGAAGAAGCAAAGATGCTGATCAACGGGCCGAGGGCCGAGCAGTATGGTTCGGCGTTAATCAATCATGAGCGCATAGCAACGATCTGGAACGTGCTGCTGCAACGGAAGTTGTTGAGCAAGATAACGCCTGAAGAAGTCACGATGATGATGATTGGTTTGAAGTTGGCGCGGCTGTCACAAGACGCTGATCAGAACGATACTTGGATAGACATTATAGGGTATGCTGCCTTGGGCGGTGAGATAAAAGATGCGGACTGATCTGTTAGACTTTGAAGAAGAGTGGATGCCTCCGTCAAGTCTGCCGGACTTGACCTCCGTCAAGCGCATGGCAATTGACCTTGAGACTCGGGATCCGAATCTTACCACGCTGGGTCCGGGCTGGTGCAGGGATGATGGCAACATCATCGGCATAGCCATAGCGGCGGGGGATTTTGTTGGATACTTCCCGATACGTCACGAGGGTGGCGGCAACATGCCAGAGAAGACCGTCTTCAACTGGCTGAAGAAACAACTGGCTACACCGCACATAGAAAAGGTCATGCACAATGCGCTGTATGATCTGGGCTGGCTACGCTGGGCAGGCATAGATGTGCAGGGTCCGGTCATCGACACGATGATTGCGGCTCCGCTGCTGAACGAGAACCGTAGATTCTACAACCTGAACTCGCTGTGTCGTGAGTATCTTGAAGAAGGCAAGAGCGAGGTCATGCTGCGTTCGGCGGCGGCTATGTATGGTGTTGATCCGAAGAGCGAGATGTGGAAGCTGCATGCATCATTCGTGGGCAGGTATGCAGAGAAGGATGCCGAGATCACACTGAAGCTGTGGGATCGTTTGAGCATTGAAATAAAAACTGACAATATAGAAGGCATCTTCAAGCTGGAGTCTTCGCTTCTGCCCGTCCTGCTCGACATGAAAGAGCGCGGCGTTCGAGTTGATGTGGACAAGGCAGAGCAGACAAAGAAAAAGCTGGTCGCGCTAGAACAGAACCTGCTGAAGGAAGTCAAAGACGAGACAGGAATCTGGGTGGAGCCGTGGGCAGCGTCGTCTATTGCCAAGGTGTTTGATAAGCTAGGCTTGTCATACAAGCGGACGGCAAAGACAAATGCTCCAGCGTTTACAAAAGTATTTCTGGCGAATCATGTGCACCCCGTGGCGCAAAAGATTGTCCGGCTTCGCGAGTTCAACAAAGCCAACACGACGTTTATCGAGACTATACTCAAGCATGAGCATAATGGTCGTATCCATTGTGATTTTAACCCTCTTCGTTCAGATGAAGGGGGCACAGTCACCGGACGATTTTCTTCGTCCCACCCGAATCTCCAACAGCAACCGGCGCGGGATCCCGAAATCAAAAAGATGATTCGTGGTCTGTTCTTGCCCGAAGAGGGCGAAAAGTGGGGCAGCTTCGACTATGCCTCACAGGAACCCAGGTGGCTTGCCCACTACTGCTGGGCGCTGAAAGGTCCATACCGTAGTCCGTTGATCGATGACATCGTGAAGATGTACCACGAGGGCAACGCTGACTTTCACCAGATGGTGGCAGACATGGCCGGTGTCACGCGCAAAGAGGCCAAGACAGTAAACCTGGGCATCATGTACGGCATGGGCCGAAAGAAACTGGGCACAACTCTGGACATATCTGAGGAAGAGGCCAAGCGTTTGTTGGAGGAGTATCATTTGAAGGTGCCCTTCGTGAAGGGCATGGCAGACTTGGCTGCAAACACAGCAGCCGAGCATGGCATTGTGCGGACATGGCTTGGTCGCAAGTGCCACTTCAACATGTGGGAGCCACGGTCCTACGAGTTTAACAAGGCACTGCCGCTGGAAGAAGCAGCCAAAGAATATGGCGGCAGGGGCATGATACGACGGGCGTTCACATACAAAGCGTTGAACCGTCTGATACAGGGTTCTAGTGCTGATCAAACAAAGAAGGCGATGGTTGAGTGCTACAAAGAAGGGCTGCTGCCGTTGCTCACCGTTCATGACGAGTTGTGTTTTAGTGTGAACTCACGTGAACAAGCAGACAAGATAGTTGAAATTATGAAAACTTGCGTACACGGTTTGGCTGTCCCGTTCGATGTTGACTCCGAGATTGGGGAAAACTGGGGCGAAGTGGGATAGCATGGTCGAACTAGGGAGAAAAAGCTCTTAAATTCCCAAGTTTAACTGGTTGAAAGATATGGACTTTTCTGTTGATCAAAATCATGAGGAGTAAATTATGATCAAGAGTCTTTTGAAGTTGTTCTTTCCGTCACTGGTCAAGGAGCCGGAACGGGCCAGAGATATCAACGGACGATTGATCGGCGACGACAAGTCTACGCCGACATTCAACGAAGCGTGGGTCGGGGGCAAGGCGCCGGCAAAGAAGAAAGCTGCTGCGAAGAAAGCCGCACCCAAGAAGCGCGGCAGGCCCAAGGGCAGTAAGACAAAAAAGAAATGACAGGGCTAAAATGTTTCGGATGCGGGGGTCAGGTGATTTGGGGCGGTGACCACGACTGTGAAGACGACGAGGACTATTTCATCGTCTCAAACCTGCACTGCATGGACTGTGGTATATTCTACCTTATGTATCACCCAACGCCGCCATCCGATCAGCCAAACGATTCGCCCGATTCGGAGTCTGTTTAGCCCATTTCGAGTCCAACATCTGACGGCTGGCCTCGTGGAAGTCCCTTGAATCGACCGCTGCCTTCATTTTTTTGAAGCCAGACAGGCGAGGTCGGCCTAATTGAAAGCACATGTTCGCGATGATCAATTGTGCGTCTTCCGGTAAGTCATTGAAATCACTGTACAAAAATTCGCAATCTCGTAGAGTTCGTTGCACATCGTCGTGGAATAGTTCATCGACAAGCTCCTGAGAGACCTCAGAGCCGACTTCTAAGCCGTGCAAGTCGTCATCTTCGTGAATAAGGTGCCCAATCCCGACGGTAGGGTAGCCTAAATGGTCTAAATAAATTTCCAGCTTGCATCCTTCGTCGGCTGCTAGCTCTTTTTGCAGTTGTTCTAGGTTCATCCCAATCCCCTTTGTCTTTCAACTAGCTCTCTGGTCCTTGGATTCTTTACCAGTGACCCAAGATCCGTGGTCAGTGGTCCTTGTGGTATAGGTGCGGGGGCCGCTACACTAGGGAGAATCGGAGCGGCCCCCATTTCCACGGGTGCCGCCGGCGTTGGGGCAACGTCCGTGGGTGTCGGCGCCGAAACTTGAGGTTGTATCGTCGCCTGACTGACATCAAACCTTTTCTTCATACCCGATACATCAAGCTCTATCGTGCCAGTCAAAGGACGACGATTCAAGATTCTGCGAATGTCGTTGAGTTCTTTCAGCGGGAAAGTACCACCGAACTCTTGCACGTTTTTCCGCGCCACTTTCTTTATGTTGTCGGAGATTTGTTTTGGTGTAAAAAGTCCCCGCATGATTCTGTTGACGTTGCCTACGTTTGCTTTTTTTAGTGCCTTTCGAATCTCTCGATCTGGCATGCCCAGGGTCCGCATATCTTTAACAAGACCAAAAATTTTGTTTTCTTCTCGGAACAATTTTTCGTTCGCGCGCGCATACGCTTCGATCACATTCATCGGATCCATCTGAGTTTCTACGCGCAGTGTTGAGTTGAAGTCCGCACTGATTCCACGAACCACATCTCCGTACTGATATGCTCCGTACTTGACCACGTTTTCTGGTTTTATGTCTGCCTCTCGTAGACCGGTGAAGAAGGACAGCAGTTCTTCTTCAACATTACGAACATTACCACGAGCATCACGCCCGTGCGGCGCAGTCATAGCAGTCACGATACGGCTGGGTATGTAACCAACCTCACCCGTCTCGGGCTGCACATCAACCCGTCCAACAAACTGTTCTATGGCCCCTGGGTTGAATGCATCGGCGATGTGGAAAAACGACTTGACTGCGATCTCTGTGCCATCGTCACCTCTAAATTCACCTTGAGGTTTGTTGTAGACCTTTTGACCCGTCTTTGTTTCACCACGTTCTACATCCAAAATCTTTTCCGCGATGATAGAAAGATCGCTGAATGGTTTGAACATTTCTTTGATTACACCAACCGCTGCATCTCTATAAAGACCTTCACCATCGAGACCACGTAACTCGTTTTTAGCCGCAGCTTCCATGATGGCTCGGGCTGGCCGATTAAAATAATCGTACGGATTGAAAAAACTGTAATCTATGTAGCCGGTGACATACGGCTTTTGCTCTCCATCCGGGCCTTTTTTTACTTCAACGCTGGTTGGAATCAACGTAGACGCTCGACTCCACGGAGCCACTCTACGTTGCAACGCTTCCATTTGATCTTGAGCCACCCCGGTAGCGTACATACCCAACTGCTGTAGAGCAGGTCCAGCAACACCAGCCGTCAAAGTAAAACCAGCCAGTCGGCGCATACCTATGTCACGCACGGCTCTATTTTCAGACTGCAACTCACGTATTGCATACTTCAGTGTGTTTGAACTTGTTCGGATGATTTCTGCTGGAAACGCTATGAAGTTACCAAACGGCAACTTGCGCCAGGACTTTACCGCTTCAGGGACACGAAGATAGTTTGGAACGACATTTTTTACGATGTCGGCTGCATACTCATCAATCGTGTCAAACCCGACAGATCGAGCGTATGCTTCTGCCGCATCTTCACTGCCAAGCGCGGACACCAGCTTGCTCTTTTCAAACTCAAAGTTGTATATCTTCCAAATATCATCGCCGCCTTGATAATAATCTCGTGCCCTCGTGGTCAGTCCTTTTCCACGTTCGATGATTGCACTGTCCAAAAACTGCCCCAGCTTGGAGCGGCCAAGAGTGCGGCGGAACACGCCCTTGTTGGAGCCAACATCTACACCCAACTCATCGATAGAACTCTTGAGTGACCCACCCAAGCCTTCTTCCAGCAGCTTGTCGATCTCTCGAATTTGAGCCTGCGTGCCAACAACACCTACCTCTTGTAGCTTTCGAAAGTAAGTTGCTCGTGCTTCATCGGCAGTTATGCCGAGCGTCCTCATCAACTTTGGTATTTCACCTTTGTAGATGTTGTCGAAAACCATGTTAACGGATTCGCCTAACTTGGCACCGCGTCCAATGTTGCCCTGTGCAGCGGCGAACAAAGCTGCCGACGTGACGTTACGGACTTGTGTAATCGGAGACAGCACAGTTTTAGCAAACTGTGTGGCCCCCTTTGCTTTTAAAAAGTTTCCGTAAGTCGCTCGGAGTATAAAATTATCAAGGTCTACACCAGCAACCTGAGTTGTTCTGGTTAGCTCGTTGAACAGAGATCGTTTCGCATAGTTACCTTGAATAGATCCAAATTGAATGTCTGCTTTTAAATCGCCGACAGTTTGCCCCGGTGCAGGAGGGAGTGGCTCATCACCTAGTTTTGAATACACATCTCTTTTCAACAAACCGTTGGGCAGGACATCAGGAAGCGCCTCGTATGTTTGTGGTGTTATAAGCAGGTCGCCCTGATCAAGAATGTTTTGATCAAGATAGTTGTAAAAATCATCTATAACTCGGAACTCTGCTAAATCAGATATAGTGCTCACATATGTTTCTAGTGGATCCTTTATTTCTCCCAACACGGAACGAAGGATGGGATCTGTCATCTTGCGACGAGTGAACAACGATGTGCGTAAGCGATCACGAACAATTCTTGTGTTGGTTCCATCCATTGCTGTTGCAGATCGTGGAGCTTTGTACCGAGATACAAAATTATCTAGCAAATCCTCCACAGCAACTCGATCTGTTCGGCGGTTGATGCCGATACCTGTCGTAATTCCAGTGTCAGGGATTGGTCCGACAAAGCGCGTGTACAGACTTTCCGCGATGTCTGGGTTGTCTATATAAAACTGTTTAGCGTTTTCGTATGCTTGTTGAAACTCTTCTGTGTTGAACCAGTTTGGATTTTCAAACGCAGCATATTTACGACGCATGTATGTTCCAAGCTCGTCGTTAATAATTTCTCTGATGTCAGGGAATAACCCGGAAGTAACAAAAGGAGATTCTGCAATTTCTTGAGACACCAGGTCGATCTGACCTCGCATCGTAATCGCAGCATCCCTCATAAAGTCCGGTAAAAACTGAGCAAGATCGTCCGTAGACGCTGGATCAAACTGTCGGATTCCAAGACGTTGAGCCTCGCGCGTGGCCGCTGCGATGTAATCAGGATCTCGTGTCAGGAAAGAGTATAACAAGTTCATCGATTCAGCGCGTGTGGTCGATGATCCGTTGATCATGATGTTACGAAACGATGGGTTGTCTGCATCAAAAATTTTATTCAAATTTGTTTGCAGTTTTCGTAACACACGGCCTGACTTGCCCAACTCAGCTTCGACTCGACTCGTTAGATTAGATCGTTTCTCAAACACGTTTTGTGGCAACATGCCCCTAGAACGAAAAACTCCAAGAGATCGATCAAACACTCGACCAGTTAGATTATCTTGTTCAATGGTCTTTTGGATGGGCCTTGAAAGAATCTCGCCCGTCTTTGACAAAGCCGGTGCAACCCTTGTTACGTCCGCGAGGGCGCGAACTCCAGACACACCTGCCTTGGCGCTGTAACCCATAGCCCTTAATGCTGGCTCGATAGCGGCGGTAGCACCAGCGGCCTCAAGACCAACCTTAAACTTGTTTGCGATTCGGCGCTCTGCTTCTGCTTTGCCCGACAAACCAATGTCTTTGGATGTCATCGTAGGACCGCCTTCAAAAAAGTCGCCCACGGTGGTGGTGCCATCAGAAGCAACGATTGCATCAGCAACCCCGGCACCGCCTATTTGAGCAGCACGGGTGGTTGTCTTTCCAAGATTTCGAAGTTTTGAAACTTTACCGATTGCGCCTGCTGCCCCCAAACCGGGGATAGCAAATTGCACAAGTGCCTCTGTAATTTTTCCTGCGGTACTGGTGGGATTGATGCCTAAAGTGTCTTTCAAATCCTGCCGAGCTTGAGATATTTGTCTGGCATACTCTGTTCCACCAAAGTAGTCAGGAACAAGCGCCACCGTTTCGGCGATGCCAGAACCCATTTCAATAACCCCACCTACGATACCTTCGCCGATACCTTCCAAAAAATCTTCTTCTTCGGGCTGGGCCGTGGTCCGTGGTGCGGCGGTCTGTTGTGACGCGATATAGTCTAGGATTTTTTCTTTAGCCTGTTTGTTGGTCAGGCCGTCGGGTAGCTGGTATCGTTGACCCTGATACTCGTATATCTGTGGCATCGGGCAGCCCTACATTAACTTTATAACGGACGTTCCACCTTCTTCTGACACTTCCGCGTCACTGTCAGGTAAATCTGCGGCCTGCCCGGCTGCTTCAGCAATCTTTTTAGCCTCATCCGTTGAAACACCAAGAACTCTTGCAAGTCCTTCGAAGCCCTCTTCTTCTAAGAAGGTTTTCATCGCGGTTCCTTGAGCAACAAGCAAGGTTATGATTCCTCTGTCAGCATTAGGGAATTGATTAAACAGTGTGTCAAGAACACGAGATTTAAAGTTCGAGGAGGCTGGAGTTTTTGTCAAACGAATAGCTTGCTCCAGAGTAAGTTCTGGGTTGGACTTTTGAAGTGCTCTTGCAATTTGTAGCTCATCCGGCCCAAGCTCTGCCTTGATCTGCTGTTCAAGCTGACTGGTCAGTGCTTCGATCTCCAACTCGCTGGCTTTCAAGCCGCGCTCTTGTTGAGATGTAATTTCAGCTTTTGCCATCTCTGCGGCAGCAAGGTTAATCGAGCGTTCTGCTTCTTTCTCCTTGGCTTTCAGGTCACCAAAAGTTCCTAGAGTTTCTTTGCTTCCCGCTATGATGTTGTCCAAAGCACGATCACTGCCCCCAGCCGCAATATTTAGACCAAGAGTCATTAGCATGAAATCGCGACTGGTGCGAATGTCATCGACGTTATCTACACCCGCATCCTTCAAAAATTGTTTTGCTTCATCCAACGCCTGTTTTTTGGTTTTCTTTTCATCGGCAGTGCCGCGAAGTTTCGCGATCTTATCCATGATGCTTTCCATCGTTTGTTCGGACGACGGCTTGTTGGCCTCTTCCCGAGCCTCGATGATTTCCTGTACCTCTTGCTTGGATGGCTTGGGCTTCGGCGGAGACGGTATCGGTGCAGGTTGATTATCTGGCGCAACGTCATCGAGATTGCCGATGTTATCCTCTCCTCCAACAACAGGCGGGGAGCCTTGCGGGGTGTTCTGACTGTTTGGCAAAGCGCCTTGAGTGTCGGGCAGTACCACTTCAGGTATCGTTACGATACCATCTTGCCTTATCGGTCCTCCGATGTCGGGTATGGTTACGATAGAATTATCCGCACCAAACTGATTCATAGCCGCGTTCATGATCCGTGGACCGGAGGCCAAGATTCCTTGTGGCATGCGCGCCATGCCGCGACGTTGCTGCGGAGTGGTAAACATCCGGCGGTTGAGGGGGTTACGAATCATTGTTCAAACGCTCCAAACGCTCCAAGACCTGCAATGCCAAGACCTAAAAGTTGTGAAGATAAACTAGGCGGTGGTGTGTAAGTCTGCGTGGTCTGCTGCTGTAGCGCGGGGACACCACGGAAGATGTCGCCCAGGAATCCAAGCTGCTGGAACGGAAGCTGCTGCTGCGCTAGCGCATTCTGTTGTGCCACGTTCAGAGCTTGTTGTGCCTGACCCTGCTGCAATCCGCCGATGCCAAGCAACGTGTTGATGTCTTGAGTGCCCATCTGCTGACCTTGCATGCCAAGCTGTGCGATACCGCCAGCTAGCCCCTGTGCAAGACCACCAGTAAGTTGCGCTTGCCGAAGCTGTTGTGCTGCCGCATCTTGTGCCAGCTTCGAGGCTTGTGAGAACCCGGCGCTGCGGAGACGTTCACCAGTTCGTGCCTGTTGTTCCAACGTGTTCCGACCGATTTCACCCTGCAAAACTGCGGCGCGACTTCCACCGAAGGCTCCCGATCCGACAGCTTGAGCGTTCGCTGCACGTTCCTGCATACGACCTTGACGACCAATGTCATCCTGTGCACGCTGGACGACATCGTCAAGAAACGGATCCATGTACGCTTTGTAGGCATTTGGATCCATGCCAGCGCCAGCAGCAAGTGCTTGCGCCTGACCAAGGCCCGAAGTCAGAGCTTCTTTGGATTCAGTAAGAAATGGCTGAAACGCACCAACCCCGCCCAACGCTTGTTGAATTGCCTGTTGTTGACCTTCTGATAGTCCAGCAAGCTGCTGCTGGACAAACGGCATGGTCAGTCCCTTGCCGCCTTCATCAACGGGCTTGAACAGATTCTGAGCAGAGGTCAGAAGATCAGCGATATACTGTTCCTGAAACTCAGGCAGTCTGGTCGTAACTGTTTGGGATGCTGTTGCCATTAGCCCTGTGCCTCCAGTTCTGCCATCATATCATACATACGAGCAGCGCCGATATCTCTATCTCCACCGCCTGCACCCCGAACCGCTTTGGCTGTTAGGACAAACTCACCGTCGGACAACCGTGCTGGCACAGAGTCTGATGTGCCGGTCCCTGGTCCGGTGACCTCTCCGCCATCCATCAAACTGGCTATGCCACCCTCTGCTCCAGTGAGCTTTATGTCAGAGGTTGGGACGATATAATCATTTGGATCCGGCCTTGTCTGTATCTCTTGTCTGTATTTTTTTAACTGTTCGGGATCATTTAACTGCACGATGGTGCCGTCGCGCAACCGCCCTGTCATGGCAAAGTCTTTGCCAACCGGCTCCGGTCGTTCTTCAAAGCTGTACTCTTCGCGCCCACCCAAAGCACCGGCAAGACCCAAAGCACCAAGACCGAGCATGGCTTTCTGACCAAAAGACATGCCTTTGAACAGACTGCCAATCCCACCCAAAGATCCACCGCCCATGCCAAACCCGATCATCGCCGGGATGGCGACAGGAGCAATCCTCTTCAGACTTCGTGTTAGATTCGAGAACAGGCCCATTACGTAACAACCTTCACAGTGCCGCTATCATTATACAGAGCACCAGTTTCCAGTCCAGATGCGCTTGTCGGCAAATCAGTCAGTGTAATCTTAGTTGCCCGTAGCTCTCCGGGCGTTCTTTCTTGCGCTATAAAAATCTCTAACGCTCGTATCAAGTCTGCTAGATACTGCTGTGTGTACTCAACCGGCGGCTCTGGTAATCGCGGTGGTGGTATCTGAACCTGCGCCATTATCTGCGCCCATCTTCACGGATATCGATGCGTGGACTGCCGAGCTTCCACTTTGCACCAACTGCTGCGGATTCTATGCGAAGAGCAAAAGAACGACCACGACTGCGGAGGTGCAACTGCTCTGTAAAGGTTTCTACAGGTGATGATGCGGTTCTTGTGGCTATACCTGCTGCCGTGTTTCCAAAGTCCGCGCCGGGGAAGTTTCTTGATTTGACGGTAAACGTAGCCTGTGGGCTACTAAGATTTGTGGATCCGTTGAAAGTAAGATCCGGCACAACGCGGCGGATATAAGTGAACTTGTCGCCATCACCAATGTCGATAGCTGCGGACTCGATGAAGGAGTTCATCGCAGAGCCGTCGTCATCGTAACCAAATTCATGGTTGTAAATATAAGAGTTCGCCGCAGCTATAGGATATGTACGAACGCCGCGATCAATCCATGCTGTCCTAGACAGTGTCCCAAAATACCAAACTTTTTCGCCATAATTATACACGACATACTTGTCGTTGTCGGTGCTGCTGGCGGACGGATAGAACCAGAACACCTCAGAAAACTCAGAGTTGACGCCAGACACAACCTTGTCGGCCTGCTCCAGATTGAAGTCGAGAAACACCTTGTCTTTAACAGTGCATGGAAGCTGCTGTGTCTGACCAGCGTAGACATAGAAATTGTCTATGCCCATCCAATATACCACATCCTCTGTAGCTACTGCCGCGTTTGGACCCATAATGGTGATGTTGGAGGCAAGCTGTTGCAGGCCAAAGGTAAACGGAGGCCCGATAAAACGCATGGAGTTAAGAGCAGTATCTGTCCACACCAGAATCTCACGCTTGGTTTCTACCGCTTGCACGAAGGTTGATCCTGCGCCTAATCGTAAATCACCTGCTGTATTTGTGGCGGCAGGAAACCAGATTAGGGGATTTTCTTGATCAGAGAATCTGATGAGGAGTGGATCTTGTGTACCATCACCTTGGTTTGCACTAGAGCTTGAATTCAGACCGTCACATCCAAAGGCGATAACATGACGATCCTGGTCAGATACCAGCACCTGTTTGGCAATTGTCGGAATACTGGTTCTTGTACCTGACCGCGTGGATACCTCTACAGCACGAGTGGATAGGTTATTTGTTCTGTCCCAATAATAAATGCCACCGTCACGAGGATTGATTAGCAAATCTTCACCAAAATTGTCGTGCGACCACAGACGAATCTGATTGGTTGTTGTCAAACCTCCAGATGCAGCATCGCCCCAACCGTCTCGGCCCCAAGTGCCTGCACCCCAGCCTGTCCCGCCGACAGAAGTATCAAGACCCACGTTAATTTGATATGCGCCAGCAGCGCCACCACCATTTCCTGTGTCTGATGAGTTGGCAGTAGCGCTTACGACAATAGTGTAGGTGTTTGCATCGGTGACTGTAACTACTTGGTT